CACTGATACACCAACTAAAGAAATAGAATTACTAGAAGCTACCATTAAAGATGTTGAAACTGGATTTTATTATTACTGTGTTATTTATGAAAAAGAAAAATTTAAACTAGTTGACCGACAATTAAATTCTTCTCCATGGGTAGTGTCAAGATACATGAAAGCAGCAGGAGAAGTATACGGTCGTGGACCATTAACGGTAGCTATACCTGACATCAAAACCTTAAATAAAGTAAAAGAACTATTATTAAAAAATGCGTCACTTGCTATTGCTGGGGTGTATACCGCAGCAGACGATGGGGTGTTAAATCCAAATACCATGGTGTTAAAACCGGGTGCTATTATTCCAGTGGCTAGAAACGGTGGACCGCAAGGTGAATCGTTACGACCATTATCACGTAGTGGCGATCCACAGTTATCACAGATTGTAATTGACCAATTAGTTATGTCGATTAAAAAGATATTACTAGATGAATCTTTGCCAAGAGATGACATGTCAGCCCGTAGTGCAACTGAAATACAACAACGTATTCAAGAATTAGCACAAAATTTAGGTAGTGCGTTTGGTCGATTGATTACTGAGGTAATGACACCTATCATTCAACGTACTTTAACCATCATGGATCAACAAGGTTTGATCGAACTGCCCTTAAAAATTAATGGATTAGAGGTAAAAATTACCCCAGTCAGTCCGATTGCTATGTCACAGAATACTAACGATGTCAACAATGTGGTACAGTTTGCACAAATCGTAGCACAGCTTGGACCAGAAGGTGCAACTGCATTGAAGATTGGTGAGATTACTGATTACATTGCAGAAAAATTAGGGGTGCCAGCAGCTTTACGCAACAGTCCGCAAGAGCGAGCGCAAATTATACAACAGACGCAAATGATGGCAGAACAACAAATGCAACAACAAATGCCTGAACAACCACCAGTGGAGGAAGAAGGATGAGTTGGGATGAATTATCGCTAAACGATGAACAAATATTAGATCAACCAGAATACGTTGACCCAAAAGAAATTAACAGTTTGTACCACAAAGTTTTTACTACGGTGGAAGGACAAAAAGTATTAGAACATTTACGAGCTATTACGATTGAACAACCATCATTTATACCGGGGGAATCTGCGTCATATGGCTATTGCCGAGAAGGACAAAATTCCATTATTAGAGAAATAATAAAACGCATAGAGAGGGCAAGAGCATGAGTGAAACTCAAGAAAATTTATTAGATGAGCCTATGGAAGAATTAGCTGCGGAAGAAGCTGCTGAAAAAGAAAGTAATCCAGAAGTTATTGAAGATGTATTGGTAGAAGCACCTGAACCAGCTATGGATCAAAGTATATCAACCACTGCTGAAGAAGAAGATATGGTGTACGAAAAACCAGATAATTTTCCTGCTAAGTTTTGGGATGACAAAGATGGTCCAGATATTGAAGCGCTGGTCAAATCTTATGGGGAAATGGAAAAAAACTTTTCGCAAGGCAAACACAAAGCGCCAGATGATTATGATATTAAATTTGTAGAAGACAAAGGAATTCCTAGCGATGATCCATTATTGCAAACTTTTCAAGGTTGGGCTAAAGAACATGGGGTATCGCAAGCTGCTTTTGAAACATTAGCATCTAATTATGTGGACACACAAATGGAACAATTAGAGCAATACAACGTAGATGCCAGGACTGAAAAAGATAAACTAGGTCCTAATGCAGATGCAGTGATTCGTTCAACTGCACAATGGGCGGATGGTTTATACAAAAAAGGAGTGTTAAACGAAACTGAATTAGAAGCGTTTAAGATGACTGGCTCAACTGCTGATGGCGTAAGAGCATTGCAAAAAATTAGACGATTCTATGGTGAAGGCACCGTACCTGTGGCTGAACCTACTGCGGAAGGCTTACCAACTAAAGAAGAATTGTATGAAATGGTAGGTAAACCTGAATATAAAACAGATATTGCGTTTAGAAACAAAGTGCAAAAAATGTTTAAACAAAGGTTTCCTGACAATCCAGACACAGATTATATAATTTAGTTGCAAATACTTGTGATTACATTATAGAATACACAATAAGGATAACAGTACATCTGCCCTTGAATGTCTTTAAGACTCGTGGTAGGCGGTACCTACAAGTTTGAAGCCCAACATGGACAACTTCTAGCGTAAAATTTAATTTAATTTTATGGAGTGATATTATGAGTACATCTATTAGTACAAGTTTTGTTACCATTTTTGACGCAGAAGTAAAGCAAGCCTATCAACAAGATAGGAAGCTAGCGGGTACAGTTCGTGAAAGAACAGGCGTTTCAGGTAACTCATACAAGTTTAATAAGTTAGGCTCAGGTGTGGCGAACTTACATATTCCACAATCTGACGTAACTCCAATGAACTTAACTCACACACAAGTTACAGCGACAATGGAAGATTACAATGCTGCCGAATATAGCGATATATTTACTAGCGGCAAAGTATTATTTGACGAAAGAGCAGAGCTTGTGAAAGCAGTATCAATGGCAGTTGGTCGTAGAATGGACCAATTAGTGATTGATGCGTTGGATGGCGCAGGTACATCTTTAACTGTGGCTAACTCTATTGGTGGTTCTAACACTAACTTAAACGTGGATAAAGTATTAGAAACTAAAAAGTTAATGGACCAAAAAGGAGTTCCTTCTGAAGACCGTTATTTCTTATGTCATGCTAATAACATGGCAGCGTTTTTAGATGACAGTGATGTTAAAACTATTGATGTCAACACAACTAAAGCATTAGCTCAAGGAACTGTTGATTCATTCTTAGGTTTTAAATTCATCATGGTTGGCGACAGAACAGAGGGCGGACTAGCAGTTGATGGTTCGGCTGATCGTACATGTTTAGCTTGGCATAAAAATGCTTGTGGTCTTGCTATTAACATGGATAAGAAAACTGAAATTAACTATATTGCTGAGAAATCATCGTTCCTAGTGAACTCTATGTTCTCTGCTGGATCGGTTGGTATTGATGCAGAAGGTATAGTTGAAGTCACTTGTCGTGAATAACAGGAGGATAATATGGCATATGCAAGAGCAGGTTTTGGAGCATTAGCTGGACAAGGTAGATCTGGTGATTTACCAGCTTTATACGTCTACACAACGACTGATGCTCATACCGCAGTAGATGCTGCTGGTTACTTTAATGAATTATCTGACCAACTTTCTGTTGGTGACATGATTATTGTTCATGGAGCGACTGGTGGTACAAGAACAGTTACTATGCACGTTGTCGTATCGAATGCATCTGGTGTTGTTGACATCAGTGACGGTACAACAATCGGAGCGGTTTCTGATTCTGACTAAGTAATATAAAGTTGCCCTGCTTTGGCAGGGCATACTTTTTTAAGGAGATTATATGGCGGCAGGGGATAGCAAGTTAACAATATGCAACGATGCACTTTTGATGCTTGGTGCTTCTGAGATGACTTCTTTCAATGAAGGCACAGATTCTGCAAAAATTTGTGACCGTTTATATGATGATTTAAAAAAGTATATTTTATCAATTTATCCTTGGAGTTTTGCCAAGGTCAAAGTTCAATTAGCACGTACCGCAGATACGCCAGTTACCGAATGGAAGTATGTGTATGCGTTACCAGCAGATATTATTGGTACACCTAAAGCGGTGTTTATTACGTCAACTTCAGGCGCTAGACCAGAAACAGATTTTGAATTATACAATGTAGATCAACCAAGACTGTTAGCTAATTATGAAACAGTTTTTATTGATTACATTGCTGATATTGATGAGTCGAGATTCCCAGAATATTTTATTTATATGTTGCGTCATGCTATGGCAGCCGACATAGCAGAACCTTTAACAGATCAAATTACCAAAGCAGATTTTTTTCGAGCATTAGCATTTGGTAGTCCTGCTGAAAACGGCAGAGGTGGTTTATTTAGACAAGCCTGTCAGGCAGATGCACAAGGACAACGAGCGCAAACTATTGGTAACGAGAGCTTCGATTTAATTGAGGTAAGATAATGTCAAGAGTCATAGCGATTCAAAATAGTTTTACATCAGGAGAACTAGACCCAAAGTTATTATCTCGTACTGACATCAAACAATATGAATCAGGTTTAACCACAGCACTAAATGTCGTGGTGTTACCACAAGGTGGAGTTAAACGCAGACCTGGACTTAAATATATAACAGAATTAGGTGGTAGTCCTGAAAACGGCATACGGTTAGTGCCATTTGAATTTAGTACGTCTG